TATCAATACAGGTGTAACCGCTAATTTTAGGAATGATGGATTAGGGTTTAACTTCGGCACTAGTGATAGTTCGGGAGGGACTGCTAATATATTTTCCATTGTTAATGGGTTTATATATGTAAACAGTTTATCTGACGGGAAGAAGATTGGAATATCTTATCAGGGGTTTGATTTAGATGATGATGGATGGCCGATGATTAATAGGCAGCATGAAGATGCGGTAAGTCATTACTTGATGTATATGTATAAGGCAAGACGTTTCTACGAAGGAAAGTTGCCTCATATAGTATTTAAAGAATTGGAATCTAGGTGGTTGTGGTTGTGTGGTCAAGCTAGGGGAGATAGTGAAATGCCTGATACTCAGGAGATGATATACTTATCTAATCAGCATAACAGTTTGTTGCCTGCAAAACCAAAACAAAACTTTTAATTAATGAAAAGCTCAGTAAATAAGTTTTCTAAAGGTTTAATAAGTGACCTTAACCCTATAAACCAACCTAACCAATCTTATCAGGATTCGATGGGAGGTAATCTTATTTATAATGCTGATGGTAATTATGATTGGGTTATATCTAATGGGAATAAGGTTTCTTTTAGCATACTGCCTAATGGGGGCGCTATATCAACTAAATACACTCCAATAGGAGGAGTTGGTAATAGTAACATTAAGGTATTGTTTAGTGTAGATGAGAATAATGGTGATAGTGAGATAGGGATATTTTCTATTAACAGTGATGGTGTAGGCGCTTATAAAACTTTGTTTAATGACAACGGTCTTCCTGTTGGTGAAAGATTATTATTCTTAGCTGACAATAATCAAATAGAGGCTAGGTTTTTATATGAGAATGATGAGCTTATAAGGGTTTACTGGGTAGATGGTGTTAAGGCTGATAGTAACAGACCTAGAGTGTTTACTTTTGAGTATGATGACACTAAAGAGAGGGATGATGTTACGGCATATTCTCCTATAAGTGCTTCTACTCATAGCATTAATATGCAAGCAGACCATAATCCTGGAATAATTAAATTTCAAGAAACTATTAATGGAAGTATATTGGTTGGTATATATCAGTATACGTATAGGTTAATTACTATTGATGGTTATGCAACTCCTTGGACTACGCCTACCAGAAGATTGTTTGTTACTTCAGATGGTGTAAATACTTCTGATTGGAATAAGTATGAGATGGAGGTTAGTGGAATCTCTAGTCCTAAAGGAAATAGGTTAGATATAAAGGGGATTGATATTAGATACGAATATATAGAGGTAGCCTATATCTATTCTCAGACTGATTTACAAGTTGACGAGACCACTATATTTCATAAGTCTAGTATATCAGGGACTAGTATGATTATAGACCATGCTAGTATGGCTGGTGAGCCTTTGATTGCTGCTGAGATAGCCACACAGTTTCAGGGAATAAAAGCAGCTAAGACTTTAGATGTAAAGGATTCTGTATTATACTTTGGAAACATCATAGAGAATTTATCATTGATTACAGATGCGGAGGCAGAAGCTATTGTTGCTGGTCTTACTATGACGCCTATCTTTAAAGATATGCGTTCTGATGAGGAGAATTACAACAATATTACAAGCCCAATACTTACACATCAAGTTCCCAAAACAGGAACTACAGTTAGGCAGTTACATAATGCAGGGGGTGGAGTTGAGACTTATCAGTTGGCTAATGATTATGTTAACTATAAAGGTACTCAAGTAGACCACATGTATTCAGGCTATTGGAGGGGAGAGACTTACAGGTATGCTTTACAGCTTTATGATGTATTGGGGCTTCCAGTATTCGCTATTCATTTAGGTGACTTTAAGTTTCCTGAACAGACCAGTAAAGCTTATACATGGACTAGGTTAAAGGCTGATGGAACAACGACTTCTGGTGGAGCTAGTTTAGCAGAATATCCTTGGCCTACAAACAACTACAATGATCCTACGCTAAAATCGCCTAAAGTTTGGCTACAAGACCCAGACCCACTTCAAGATACGGTAAATGGTATTTCTTATTTAAGGATAATGGGACTTGATGTTAGTGGTATTAACTTGTCAGGAGTAACGGGAAGGGTTTCAGGGTTCTCTATTGTAAGGGTTGATTTAGACTCTACGATACTTGCTCAGGGAATGTTAATGCCAACTATGGCAGATGAAGACTCAATTGGAAAGCCTACTACAAGACCATTTCAGGGAATGAACCAGAGGTGGTATGATAAGACCTTGGGTAATTTAGTTCCAGCAACCGCTGTTGGTGATGTTGCAAACGTAGATACTCAAAGCGTCCCTAAGACTGCTGACTTTAGCCTTAGACCTAATATGTCTACGTTTCATGCGCCTGATTACGATTTTGACTCTTCTTATATACCAGTTGTTCAGTCTCAAGATAGATTAAGGCTGGTTGGTGGATGTTTTTCTCAACCTGACCCAAACCCAAGTTATATTCTATCCGACCCTTCGTCAAGAGGATTTTTTACTTATAGGAAAGATAATACTACAACGATAGACCTTACCGAGGGCGGGCTACATTCTATTACAAAATATTATTTAACTAAGAATGACTTTCACTTCTTAGGAAACCATACAACCCCTTATCCAACCTATTTAAACGAGGCTACTATTACCGAAAGTATCTTTGCCAAGATAGATACTGTAATAACAGAATATACTCCAGGTATAGATTTACATAATTCAACTCACTTCTTTCATGGTGAAGCGCAGGGTTATTATTATGGAGGTACGAGTACTGAGTTGAGAGGTTCAAGTAAAGATGCTATATATTATGTTCATGGAAACTTTGAACCTAGAACATCTTCTGGTGTAGCGTTTAATTGGTCGCCATTGTTTTATCAGAGCTATATAGGTGGGGCTTATCACTTAGGAGCTTTTATTTGTAACTATGTAAGGGTTAATTTAAGTCCTTACGGAGGAGTTACAGAAAGTTCATTAGAGCAAAGCATATTTTATAGTACAGGACATTTTCAGCCTGTTAATAACACTACATTTACAACTCCTGTCTCTAATATCTACAATGGCATTGAAGTTTTCGGTGGAGATTGTTATTTAGATTACGTTGGTTTTTTAAGAAACTATCCTAGGTATCAAGGCTCTGGTAGTGAAGACTTTGATGTAGCTGATGGTTGTGTATTCCCATTAGAGAGTAAGCTTAATCATACGTTAAGACAAGCTCCTAGTGTTGGCGACCCACAATATACTGAGGTAGGTGCATTACCTAAAGCTCAATTCGATCCAGTTGGGTGGTCGGGAACTCCTCTTACAACTAATTTCACTAATGGTTTATTTTTAGATAGAACGACTGGAACTTCTTTTTTAGAAGAGTTCAACTTAAATGCTGCTCTCTTACAAAGAGAACAATTAAGGTGGTTTTTCTCGAAGCCTGTAGGATTTAGCGATAACAATAAGTATCCAGTAAGGTGGAGATATACACAGAATAAGTTTTACGGTGAAGAATTAGATTCATGGAGGAAGTTCTTAGCTGATGAGTATGATGATATTAATGGTACTTATGGAGAGATAGTATCTTCTAGTTATTTATTTAACCAGATATATTCTTTCCAGGAGTCTGCCTTTGGTAGGTTAAGAGCATTTGATAGAGCTTTATTAGATTCTAGTTCAGGTTCATTAACAACTGGAACAGGCGGAAAGTTAGATGGTATTGATTATATCAGTACTAAGTATGGTAACCAACATCAATTCTCAATGGTTAACAGCGGTAAAGCTGTGTACTGGATTGATGTAGATAAGCGCAAGGCAGTAAGATTCGCAGGAGATGGTAAACAATCTATTTCAGATGTAAGAGGCTTACATGAGTTCTTTAAGAATGAGTTAGGTCATTACTACAATGAGGATAGTCCTGCTGGCGGATTTGGTTTAGCTGTTGGATATGACTTCAGGAACAACAATGTATTCTGGACATTTGTAAGAGACTACCATAGATTACAGTCTACTACATTTGCTCCTATATCCTCATTTCCAGAGAGTGTTAATTATTACGAGAACAATTCTACTGTATTTTTAGATTGGCAGGGTATTGATGCTGCTGGCACTGGTATTCAGTTTGCTTCTAATTCTAGTGCAATGACTAATGTTGTTAACTATGTGGCTTTAGAGGCAGGGTCTTTACCTATGCACATTCATAACGATGGTACGTCAATAGCTAGAGCGCAAGCAGGAGAATATTGGGAAGTCAAAAGAGATTCTATTACGGGAGACTGGGTAGCTACTCAAGTGACCTTAGCAGACATAACTCCATTTAAAGCTACGATATGTTACAATGAAGATTTGGATGCGTTTACAGGCTTCTTTGGGTTTAGACCTACGTATTACATTTCTCACAAGGACATGATAATAACTCACGATAAGTTATTCCCTTCTATTAGCAATCAGATGTATGTTCATGGATTTAACCAGAACAAGGCTAATTACTATGGTCAGGATTATAAGTCTTATATTTCTGTATCTAGCAAGGAAGATGAATTTTCTACTAAGATATTTGATACAGTAAGGGTTAACTTTAACGAGCAGGGTAATGATGACATAAGCAGGTTTATCTTTAGGACTGAAGGTCAGGCTTATCAGTA